TCTTTACTCCCTTAATTTTACCTTTGTTTATGCTTGCGTAGAACACTTTTGCACCTTCTTTCTTGCCATATGTCTTTGCCATGGCCTTTTTTATCTTTTTACCCTTCTTGTTTAGTGGCATTTTGCCTTTCCAACGCTACTCTAGCTCTTAAATCCGCTAAATCGTAGTCTTTTTGCAGTTTCATAGCGTCTAAATCTTGTTTATATTCAAATTGATTTTCTCTAAGACCTTGTTGTTCGCCCTGTTGCTGTGCTTTTAGCTCTAAATCCTGCTGTCTTAGTGCTAATTCTTGTTGTTTTAATAAAACAAGTGGATCCATGTTTTGATCTTGCATTGCTTCGGCCTCTTCAGCCACCATTGTTTCTGTAATTTTCATTATTTGCTCGTCTATTAGCATTTGTCTACTAGCTTGTAGAGACTGTATTGCCTCTGGTGGTATTTGATCACCAAATTCTTTACGTAATTTTTCTGCCTCTGCAACCATAGCTCTGTCTACAACTTGAGTAGCTAACATAGACACATGTTGATTAATATGTGAAACTAAATTTACAACCGCCATAGGGTTTGTTCTTACTAAAGATGATGACATAAACGTTCTATGCGCTTTAATATGTAGATCGTGACTCTGCTCCATAAATGCTTGTAAAGGTTGACCCATTAAAACAACGCTATGCTCTTGTGCAGGATCTCTTGGTTGAGGTCCTTGTGGTATAGGTAATATTTGTTCAATATCTTTTACGCCCAACGCTGTATACATTCTTCTGTAAGCCTCATACAAGTTATGTATTTGTGGATTAGATTGTGCAAGTTGTAATTGATTCTGAGCTAATGTCACCCTTTGTGACATTGAGAAAATATTTGGATCTGATACAGGTAAAATATCTATAGCGTCACCAAAGTCTAAAACTTTAATCTCTCTAGGACCACCAGCTACGTTATAAGGATAAATAGGTGGAAGGACTTGTTGGAAAATTTTAGCTAATAGATTAAATTCTTTTTTCTGTGCATAGTGTAATCTTTTGTGGACAGCAGACATAACTTTTGTTCCACGTTCCATCAAAGCCATTGTAGTGCCAACAGGTGTTTGAGAACTACCAATCTCAGACAATTGCATATCTGGACCTTTGTATGGTAAAGGCATTAACGCCTCACGAATTATACCATTTGGTGCATCTACGTCTCTAAACTCACCAGGTTGTAAAGGTTGATCGTCATCACGTATTCTTAATCCACGTGATTTAAATCCTGCAGGTAAGTTAGATAATGTTCCTGCATCTAGTAATTGACGTAAAGCTGAAGTGGCGGTTCTTGTTAAGCCACCAATCATGTGTATTAAACCAAAGCCATAAAATCCTAAACCTGGTAAAAACTTGTAATGTACAAAGTAGTCATTCTTCTTTTTAAATGGATCTCCTTCATTGTAATTACGATAAATAGACAATACACCCTGACTACCTCTGTCTATTGTAACTATGTAGGGTAATTTTATTCCGCTTGGCTCTCCAGTTTTAACATTGATATCTTCATATCCTTCTAGATCTAAATCTACATGTAATTCATATAATTCAACCATGTCATCAACTGCATATGTGCCGGGTGACTCCCCATCAATCTCATCTTTCTTTTCTTGTAAGTCAGAATAATTTACTGAATCGTAACCCTCACCATTAATGTCCATGTAAAAACCAGAGACTTGTTTTTTACGCAAGTCGTTTTTTGTCATTTTAACAACTTGTGTAATTCTTTCACAGTCGTCTAAATCAGAGCAACCGTAAGGCACAATTACGTCTTCAGCAGGAATAAACTTAGATGTGGCTCTGCCTGCTACTTCATCAAAATATATTTTTTTAAATGCACTACCTGATAATGGTAGTTGAAATAATAATTGATCCATTTCTGGATTATAGTCTTCCATGACATGAGTAATCTCATAATTCATGTAATCTTTTACACGCTCTGCAGCTTGTTGTAATTTTTCATTGTTAGCACCAACAACTTGAGTTCTTACAGGCCCATCACTTGGCAATAATTCAACATAAGCCATAGCTTGAAACTGTGTGACAGCTTGTGCCAACATCGGATGATTTACAGAGGACGCACCTCTAAATGGTCTAGTTCTCTCTTCATATTTAAAACCTAAAAGGTCTAACCCTTTAGTGTATGATTGTTCCCAGTCCTCTCTAGTGCTTTTATCGTTATCTACTTTTTCTACTAACTCATTTGCAAGAGCCTGCATATATGAGGGATCAAGAGATTCTGCTAAGTTTGATCCAAAACTTATGGGTGTTTGTTCTTGTTGTTCACCCACAGTAGCACCGCCGTCATCCATTATTTCAACGTCTGGTGTTTCATCTGTTTGAACTAAGTCAACAGTAGTTCCCACATCTTCTGCTAATAAGTCTTCGCCACCACCTGGGCCAACTGTCTTTGCATCACGTGCTAAATAAGGTACGTCTGCAGTGCTATCAAATTTTTCTGCCATTAATAATCACCATAAATATCTGTAATTGAAACTAACCTATCATCCGGCATAATGCCACCTTTCTTTTTCTTAAACAAGTACATTGGCTTATCTTTGTTACTTTCAGGTAAAACTAATACGTTCATTTTAACTCTTTGCGGATTGTATTCTTCAATAATGATAGTTGCATTTTCTGCTCTATCTGCATCACCCAAAGGCACAAGGTCAAATTTTTGATCTACTACATCACCTTTTTTTACATTTACAAAGTATTCCATGGTCTGACCTGGTGCTATTTCTTTTCTAAACACCACTTCATTAGGTCCATAGTCTTTTGCAACTCTCAATATTTCTTCGTTTAAAAAAGCATTGAGTCCCTCTGGTGGTTTAGAGGGTCCTAAGTCCTCTCTTCTAATTGTTACACTAGGGTCAATATCAGTTTCTTTTAAAACCTGAAACTCACCATCTACATTTTTATTTAAAAATCTAAGTCCTAACTCACCCTTAGTAGTATCAAGAATAAATTGTTCTTCAATGGTGCCACCATATTTTTTTGCTATATTTTTTAATTGTTGAACACCAACCTTGTCATATAAATTTATAAATTTCTTTTTTGCATCATCACTTTCTTTAGACCATCTTGCATTTGCACCTACATTTGAAGGCATAATTGTTACTCTACTTATGCCTCTATTCTCTGCATCTTTTATAACTGCTTTTATTATTGCATCTACATAATCTGCTTGACTGTTAAGAGGTGTTGGTGGAAATGTTTTTACATTCTTCATACTCACATAACTATCCTCACCTCCTATGTATCTTAACAAATTATCACGATCAGAAATGTCGGGTATTTGTACACCCTCACTTAATTTTTCATAATCACTTGTTCTATTTAAATCTAGAAGAGCATCTAATACCTGTTTTTGGTCTTGCTCTAGTTTATTAATCTGCATAAGAAACTCTGGGTTCTCTCGTCTTACACCCTGCATTGACAAGTCATTAATGTTTTTTTGTATGTCTTGTAACTGTTTATTATAGACCGGTACTAAATCAGCTGCTGCTATATTAGGATATGGTTTAATTAATTTACTCTCTTGTAATTTTAAAAGTTTTGGTAGTTTACTATCTATCTCGTTTAATCTTTCTGTAGCAAGTTGCCTATCGTATTCATTTGTAGCATTAGCTAACCTTTGCTCATTTTTTGTTTTGTCATTAGTTAATCTTTGTATTTCTGCGTCTAACAATTCTTGTTCTTTTCTTACTTGCGTTAGATAATCTGTTTGCATTTCTTGTATGACTGCAACATCATCTCCTGCAGAATTTTTGTATGTGCCTACTCTACCAAAGGCTAAGACATTTTTTTCTGCAAAGTGTGAGCTGTTCACAAACTCTTCACCTTCTTTTTGACCAGGTAATCTACCAGCTTCTATTACTACTTCTCTATAATCTTCACCCGCTTTATCCATTCTAGCTGATCCTACATTTTTATGCCTTGGATCACCCATATATCTGTCATAAGCAGGGTCGCCTGTTTCAGAGCCTTTAATTTTAATTTTTAAATTTGATATCGGATTGTCTTCTAAAAAATCCACTAATTTTTGTTTTGATATTTTTTGATTGGGAAAAAATTTTTCATAGTCTGCCAGGTACTGAAATAATCCTGAGTCTAATAATTCTGCTTTTGGAGCTGCAGCTCCACCTTGTAACTCATTAATCCAATCTTGTGGTCTAGCTGCTTGGGTTTTTGAATTTGTAATTTTTTCAAAAGTAAATGACTGTAAAGGAAAATCGCTTTTTGCTACAGGTGTAACTGCAGACATTTCATCAGATAAAGGTTTACCAACTTTTCTTGGAGAAAACACACCAAACGCTTCACCTAAACCTTTAAATATTTTTGGTATGTTTAACGCTTGAAGATTACCTGACTGCACTGCTTGGTCAAAGGCACTCATGCCTTCTATACCTGGGTCAGGTGTAAAATCTTGTTTGTTCATGTTCTCTGTAAAGTTTTGACCACCTATGGCCATACCACCCTTGACCATGGAGACACCACCACGTTTTTTAAATTTTAGAATACTGGTTTTTTTTGTTGGATTGAAAACATCAGGTATACCTGATTTTTCTAATTGTTTTAAAGCTCTATTTATGTGGTCAGCTGGTGTGAACTGCACATCACTTCCAACCACTAATAAATCACCCACTTCACCCTCTTTTACTTTAAAACCCTGAATAATATTTTTGTTTTTAGGATTAAAAATTTGATACGAAATAATACCTTTATCTTTCATAGCAGCATCAATTTGTTGGTAAACAAAATTAAGATAATTGTACTGATTAAAATCACCAGGGTTTGTGTAAGTATTTTTAAAAGCTTCTTGAGATATGTCAAGATCTGCATACTCTGATCTATTTTTACTTAAACCAAAAAATTTAGGTTTTTGCACTTTGAGTTGTGCTATACTATCTGCAGTTTCTAATTTGTTGAAAACCTTTGTTAAAAGATTTCTGTATATTGGTTCTAAAGAATTGTTAATATAAACTGGTTGTACTTCAATAAATCTTCCATCGCCAGATAAATTTAAAAATCTTTTTTCCTTGTTAGCTTGATTTACAGGAAATAAATGCGATCTATTTGGTGACAATGATTTTCTAATTTTATTTAATTCATCAGTGGTGTACTTACCAGATGCTTCCAGTCCATCCATAGCTTGATCTAATAAATCGTTATACTCATCAAACTCACGCTCCATTGGCTCCCAGTATTTTCCAAAGTCTGTATATTCTTTTTTTAAATTTTCCAGTGTCTCTAATCTGTCTTTACCTTTAAAAGGCATAACATAAGTTTCCATAAAATCATTAGCTGATAGCCCAACACCTTTTTTAAGATCTTCGGACTTTTCAAAATCTCTTATAGTTCTATATTTATGTGTAAGATATGAATACATGTCATCTTCAATCCTAATCTGTGTTCCAAAAACTTTGTACTTTTTTGAATCAGGGCCTGATATTAACATGTTACCTAATCTGTCGACCTCTCTGTTTAGATCTCTAGAGGATTTATAATCAGGTGAGTAACTAACTTTTTCCATTTGATTCATCCGCTCAGGCCATAGATTGTTCTCTCTACCATATCTTGTAAAGTTATCTAGGCTTAGTATTGGTCTACCAAACTCATCTTTGTATTTAGCTAAATTAGACTTCCAGGCGTTAATCACTCTATTGTAAAAATTATCATCTTGTAATGTATCTACTGCTACATCAAAACTTGATTTGAATGCGGGATCTTTTTCAAAAAGATCATCTAATAATAATTTAGTTGACGAAATTTTTGTAGGTCTAAGTAATTCATCGACCCCCTCAACACCTGCTCTTCTGTTTTCATTGATAATGTCTGATATTTTTGACAGCTCTCCTTTTTTTGTGCCCTTTGCTCCAGCAAACCAATTTTTCACTTCATCTGTTTCTGTCTGTTGAATATAGTTAAATATTTCTCGGCTACTTGGTTTTTGTGCATCTGGAAAAGATGTCATGTATTCTGCAACTTTGTTTTTTAAAAATTGAAAAGTAGGGTTGCCAGGTTCATCTCTTTTATAATTAGGTTTAGCCCATGAAGGTGTTGTGCCTCCTCCTTGTAATTCATCATAAAAATATTTATCGAATGGTCTTTCTAAGGTCCCGTCTTTTTTCCTTTGACCAAAAGCTCTTTCAAAGTATGTATTTGTTCCTTTTTTACTTATGAATTTTTCTTCAGGAACCCCAAGGCTTTTAAATAATTCAGTTAATTCTTGAATCACAATTGATTTGTCAAACTTTGCATTAGGATCTCCGGCTTGCTTACGCAGTTCGTCTAGGTAAGTTTGAATAGTTTGTCTTCTCCACTGACCAAGCAAAGTATTATTTTTATCGCCAGGATATTGTTTATACAATGATGATGGCCCTCCAGGTCCATCTTGTCTAAGTGGTGCAAAATTTACGCCTTTTTGTTCTCCTAAAAAGAAAGTTGTAGCTCTAGGTGTTTCATCTGGAAATAATTTAGATACATCTTCAACTATTTTTGCTGTTGGCACATTGTTACGTTTTGCATCAGTAATAAATTTAATGAAAGGTTTACTAAATCCCCTAGTCGCAAGCGCAGTAAGACCACCGACATCAAATAAATCTATACCAACTAATAAGGGATCTGTTAAAAATTTTTCATCAGAACTTAATTCAGAATATTTCTTTTCGCCGCTAGCGAGTTTACTAAATACTTGCTGCTGAGGCACGAACATCAAATTTTGTAATTCTCTTAAAATATTTGTATTAGCGTC